AGGAGTAGGTTCGCGTTGAAAAGAAGTTGTATCATTTTGATTTTGTGTTAGTTGGTTCCACAATCTTGACCGTCCACCCATCAGGACACCAGTCCACAGCGTGTTCGAGTGCAAGGTCCAAGGTGTATGCGAGGAATTTCTCCTCTCTCCAATCGTCGCGGTCATGGCCACGATAGTACGTCATAAGGTATTCGTTCATAGGTAGATGGATTTGCTGTTAGCAAAGTCGAAGATGGCTTTCTCCTTGCGAGCCTTCGCAAGTTCAAGCGCCACGTACTTGGACCGAACAATATCAGAGAGTTCGAGGTATACTCGACCTTCGTCGACCCAACCCCCAATCACCTGGGTGTCCCGATCGAGTGAGGAGGCTACGAGGCCGTTCATCACTTTCTCAAAGTGAATGAAAGAAAGGCTTTCGTTGTCGATTTCAAAGGGCTTGAAATCTTGCGCTCCGCCTACTGCATAGCCGCCTCCGTTGTATGTGTGAAGCTTGTCGATTCCGACTGGTCGGACGCTGAACCCCTCTCCGCTTTGGAGTAGGTGGTATAAAGAAATTGTTGTCATCGTAGATGAATTGAAGTTTGATACTGACACCCCGAAGGGTGTTTCGCCTATACAAGGCTCATCAGAGTACCTGTACTGCTTTCAGCAGTCAATCAAGTCGGCCAGAGTCATCTGCTCGTCGCAGGTCAGCTCGTCCCACTCGGATGTGGAGGTGAGCAAGTCGAAGTCGAAAGAGGAGGTCAGGAGGTCAGCAATTAGCTGACGGCGTAGGTTCTTGTCCATGATGGAAAGGGTTTAAATTGAAGTTTGTTATTGAGAGGTTAAGTGTATATACTCTCTTCACTCTGTTCAGAGAGTATATACACGTAACTCTCTAAAGGGTTAGAAGGGTCGGTCAGTGCTATCTTCGATAGCAGAACTCAGAGACGTAGTCTCCATGTGTACAGCCAAGCACTGCGTCAAGGCCTCAATCTTAGCTTCCAAGGAAGCTACTCTGTCAGTTTCACTGACACCTGAAGCCACTTGCTTGGCCTTCAGCTTCGCTGTCTTCTTGACTGCCTTCTTGGCATCCATCTCTTTCAGAGATGCTTGAGCATCTTCTACTGAAGATGTCTTAGCCTTCTTCGAAGGCTTAACGGGACCAACTTCGTTGGTTCGCATGGCTGCCTTGTCCATGTGGTCGGCAGTCCGCTGAGCCGCTGTCCGCTTGGCCTTGCGACGACGCTTCTTCGACTTGGCCTTCGGCTTGTCCTTAACCTCTTCGAGGTTAGAGATGAAGTCCATCGCTTCTTGCAGAAGCTTCGCGGCCTCGGCTTTGCGGGCTGCAGTTGGACGGAAGGTGGCTTGGTTGACTGCCTTACGGCAATCGGAAAATTGAAAGTTATTCATTGTAAATGAATTATGAAGTTTGATTCGGCAACATCGCCGACTCCAAAGATACGGCAAAGTTCTCCACAATTCCAAATCTGAGGACCCTAATAATAAAGTTCCCTTAAGGGAAAAAAGGGGATTAGCGTCATGCCGTTTCCTACGCATTATGCAACGAAACCCCGCAGGAAACCTTCGGTTTCGTGAGGTGAAGAGCCTCGACAATGCTACCCCTTTAGGGGTGTTAAGATTTCATAACCCACCGTAGGTGATGGATTGTCCTTCCCTTCGGGACAACGCATTACGCTGTATCGGTTACACCGATTGATGAACCAATCAGTTCTAACTGACTGCAAGTCAGAAGCTTGGAGGTCATTACCTAAACCAAGAATCTAACTTCCTAAGAAGTTAGGGGGAGGGGGGTTCGAGAATCCGTTTCGGATTCTTATGCGTAGCGCACACGTATATATATAATCCCCCAGATAAACATTTCTCACCATTTTTTTCAGGGTCGTGATCGCGCTTGACTTCGTTATCTTCCCTTCAAATACATGACAATCAGTTAAATGCGGTACTTTACTTAACGTTTTGCTAGAGTATTGACTTTTAAAGATTTCTGTTATACCTTTGCTATCCAATCAAGAATGAAACGAACGAAATATTGGGTGTGAGTACACACAAATGCAGTTCATTGGTTGATTGACTTATATACGGGATAGCTGTGCACCGCATTGTGTTACCCACACAGGTCATTTAGAGAACAGAATAACGCTTATATTTGCCCTCATGGAGCTACTGAAGGATATAGGCAAGTCTCTGAACTTCCAAGAGCGCTATGACGACATGGATCGTCACGGCATGGAGTCCTACGACAGGGAGCAGTGCAAGGAGTTGCGTGAGTTGAGTAAAAGCGGTGCCCCACTCTCCCAATCACAGAAGGATACGCTTAAGTATTGCGACACTATGCGTGGTGAGCGCACTAGGGCGGCTATGAACTTAGGTGTAGCTGGTGCTAAGGTTGCTGGAGGTGCAGCAATGGCGCTCTCTGGGAATGTCAAAGGAGGAGCCAACCTTATGAAGTCGGGAGTGACGGACGCGGGGGGTTATGTGATGGGTGAAGCGGCGGAGGTTTCGGGACCTAATGACGGTACTGGCCAGCAGCTGCAGGGTACTGACTTTATTCAGCCTGCTATGAGCTTGGCATCGGGTGTGATGATGGCGAAACAGAGTGCTGGTGGAGAGGGCAGTGGAGAGGGAGGCGGAACAGGCTCACAAGTTCCTATTGGTGGAAGCGGTCCTCCCCCTCCTCCAACTCAAACACCTACTGGTGGGTCTGGTATGGGTGCTGCCGAACAAATCGCTGCCCTTAAAGCCGAACTTGCATCACATCAGCACACCACAGGCGCTAAATTGCGCAGATCAACAAGAAAACACTCTTATATAAAAGGAAACACTAGAGGATTCGTATAATGGCTACACTAACAACAACTATAACCGAAGAAATCACCCTCAATGGGTCTGATAGAGGTTCAACCAATACACTGTCGGTAGGCAGCGTCACACAGATCTTTAATAGGATCGTTGCGTGCCCCTCAGGGCAGGATACTACCATAGCCAACTTCCAGGCGGCTGTCAATACATCCGACGGGGCGCTTAAGATCGCCGACGCTAAGTACATGAGGGTAACCAACCTTAGCTCCGACGACGTAGCTATGTCGCTTCAGGTCTCTCTAGCGGAGAATGGAACGGCTGACTCCTCTGCTAGTGTACTGCTTGGTGCAGGGACTAGCTTTATTCTTGGCGGAGTGGATGCGGGTATATCTGTATCGGACGCTAACGCAGACATCATAGTCGCAGGAAGCCTTAAGGATCTAGAGAGCATCATTATTGACGGCCACGGATCCAATGCAGTAAACATAGAGGTATTTGTAGCAAGCTGATAATCCATATATTTGCGTCATGAGAACACAGTACAGAGACGGAAAGGGAACAAAGAAGAAAAGCCCAATGCGCAACGCATTTATGGGTGCTTTCCCAGACTACACTCCAGAGCAAGCAGCACAGGCTAAGATGGAAAGAGTGTACGGCAAGGGCTTTCAGCTACCATACGATGACGACGGTCAAGCCTCAGAGGCTGACCTCAAGAAGAACCTGACGGGTAGTCAGATGAAGATCGCCAAGCAGGCTGCCCCATTTGATAGTATCACAGGAGCGGACTTCGCAGCCATGAAGAATGCCAAAGAAAATGGCATGGGGTCATACAGGGCCAAGATGGCAGCGTATGGAAGAAAGATGGCTATGCAGGGTATGCGCTTGATGAAGGAGTACGCTGACGGTACAGGAGATCCTAAGAAGCCTATGACTGACTCAGAGGTCAATCGTCAGGAGATGATGCAACAGCGTCAGGCAGATAGGGGCATGGGTATAGGAGAGAGGGAGAGAATGGCAATGCGTGATTACCAAGAAGAAACCCAATACAAGCCGCCCACTGGAGCAGACTACAAAGGAGCTCTTTACAAGATGCCAGAGATAAAGGAGATAGTAAGAGGGGGTGACTACGAAAACGTAGACATGGAAAGACTTGCAGCAACCTTGAATAGAGGCAGTCTGCCCGCAAACCTTCGTGGCATGATTTCTCAATTCATAGAAGAGGGCCCAGGTACTCAGCAGCAAGTGAATGAACCAGCTCCACGAGCCATGACACAGACACCAACTCAGTTCTCATTCCGAGAAGGCCCACGTGGCGAAGGCGGTAGCCTTAGCATCAGAGGCAGACAAAGCGATGTTAAGAAGCGGACTATGGGTGGAAGCATGTATATGAGATAACACTCCAGTTTTACTGGGTAAAAAAAAGGGCCCTCACGGGCCCTTTTCTATGGGTTAGATATTGATCATTGCTGCCATAGTGCCTGGCACAGCACGGGGATGTCTTCGCGTCCAATAGCATGAGGCATGTCGCTGATTACTACATCATCCGTAATAATAGCCGATGCTTGACCTGAGACGAAGAAGTCGATGTAGTCTTCGTTCATAACGATGTGAGTTCCGAAAGACATGATGGTGTCTCCTCTGAAAGGAAGTACGAGGTACATGCCTGGCTCGGTGAACGTGAAGGCGCTGTCTCGTGGGATAGCGGCCAAGAGGGTGTGGTTGGCATTAAACACCTCTTCATTGAGTTCTTGCTTGACTCCGTTAGGGACTTCGATGTCTTCAACAAGGAAGATGGCAAACTCTTCAGCCAATCCTACACGAGCTACAAAGTCTTGATTGAAAGATCTTGAGAGCTGCGCAGAAGCAACGGTTGAGATAAAGGCGAGGAAGGTAATAATGATAATACGCATGATTTTACTTTTTAATTGGTGAGTTGAGGTGATTGATTGTGATGATGGCTTCGTGCATTTGTGCATTGTTGTACCGCTTATACAGTCGGTTCTCTTTTGACGATCCGTCGTCCATAAAGAGGGCTCCTAATATACATAGAGCGGCTGATGCTATAGTGTATTTCATTGTATTGATATTGAATAGAATTTCGTAACTTTGTCGTTGGCGCTGATCTTAGTATATGAAAAAATTTCGATACCATCCAAATCTAGAAGTGTGAAAATTCTATAATTGCATGAAGAAGTTTTACTTCAATACGAAGAAAAAGCGCAAGGACCCTAGAGTTGAAAACGAAAAACGACGCCTAAATAATGAAGCTGTCAAAAAATTTATCTTTGGCCGAATGTCTGAAAAGTCAAACGGCAAAACGTCTTGGAATAAGTAATGAACCACATGATGATTGGGTTGTCGAAAATCTCAGAGCTATTGCAGAAAACGTATTTCAACCTCTTAGGGACGGTCTCGGAGTTCCTATATATGTGTCGAGCGGCTATCGTGGCCCTGAGCTCAACCGTGCTATCGGCGGTTCGACTCGTAGTCAGCACATGGAAGGAAGAGCGCTTGATCTTGACGCAGATGTATTCGGAAGGACTACGAACTCTAAAGTCTTCGAATATATTCGTGAGAACCTGGAGTTTGATCAAATGGTTTGGGAGTTTGGTGATGACGATAATCCTGATTGGGTTCACGTCAGTTACGTGTATGATGGCCCTAATCGTAAAAGGTGCCTCAAGGCTTGTAGAGATGATGAGGGCAAGACGTACTACGAAGTAATGTTTGGTAAACAACTATAAACAATAACTATGGAAGACGAATTTGACGACATCAGCTTTTTGGATCAAGACAAGCTTAAGAAGCAAGAAGACAAGGTTAAGTCTGGAGAGATAACTTGCAACCTCGATGCACCAGAGGACTGCGAAAGCTGTAGCGGATAATGCTGGGGCTAGGTATTTCTTCTGTTGTCGCTCCTACTCAACAAGCTGCTGCTTTGATAGGGGGTAGGGTTCAGCCTTACGCCAACACTCACGCTGTAACATTAGACGGAACGGGTGATGTCGTCACTTTGCTTACTCAAGCCCGCCTTCAGACTCTTCTCAGGTGTGAGCAGGGAACCGACCCAAAGGGTTATGCTATATCATTTTGGATATACGACAACGCCTATGCCACTTCGTTCCTTATGGGATTTGATGATGTTACAGGAACCCAGGATGCTTTAAGCCTTAGATATATTTCAGGATATCTGCAGACTTTGGTTGTTGCTAACGGTTCCAGTAGTACAAGCTTTGGTCTTGCTGGGATTAGTAGCAACACATGGCACAACATAATATTTTCCGTGGAGAGAGGTGCTGGATCTAGTGATACCTCTACCGTTAGGCTTTTTGTAGACGGGGTTCAAAAGATTACTCACGCAGGCCCTACAAAAGCCAACACCGATGCTGCCGCACCTGACAGTGGAGCTACTTTAGCCTTTGGCGCCAGAAGACTTCCTAATACAGATGCTTATGACGGCCACATCAGCGGAGTTATAGATGAAATTGCTATATGGAATCATCATTTTACCGCTGACCAAGCTGCCGCTGTATTTAATAGCCGAGCAACTTTTGACCTGAGAAACGATAGCGGAAACTACGATCTTTCATCTAGGCTCCAGTACTACTATAGACTTAACAATGATCGGTCTGATACTATGGGCGTAGGTGCCGACGCAGGCACTGAGGGTGATCCAACATTTACTACATCACCAACACCTGTATAATGAAGAAGTTTGTCATAGTAACTAAGTCAGAGCTTGACGACCCCAGCTCTTCTATAGATTTTTCTCAGTTGCCTTATTCTGGAAAGAGTGTTTTAAGGTACTCTTTAGATGGCACAAAGGCTGTTATCAAGTATGAGACCCCTATCCCCTCCTTCTTTTCAGGAATGACTACATATACGCATAGCGAAATAACTTCCGTTCTGTCCACTTCCGAATGGTATGACGAAGGAGAAGCACCAGAGTAACAGCATAATAAGTATAGGGGGGTCAGGGACGCTGAAACATTGAGTAGAAGCGCTGAACAAGAAGCCTTGCCTTCTGAGTAAGCGCATACCTCACCCTGTAGTTGTACTTGGTTTCATCCCTGAAGAGATGATCTTCATACGTGTCTGATGGAGTAAGCTTATCGAAGTACTTGTATATGTACCCCTGGTTCACCAGCTCGTACACGATTCTTTCGCCTAGCTTCTTCTGAGAGTAGTCGTACTCTTTGGCGGCAAACCTAAGCGTCCAGAACTCTAGGTCGTATGCCCAGAGCATAAACATAAGTTCTTTCTCGAAGATGTCGTTCTTTCTGCAGAACTCCTTCGTTCTGGTCCTTAGATGCTTAAGGTGGTTTTTTTTTACGTATCTTTGATTGAGCTTCGAGAACTCCCGAAAGAGTTTTTTCTTTGGCTTTTTGATGGGCATACAACAAAGTTAATACATAAAGACATGGACGACCAAGAATTTTTGTATAGAGTTAGAGAGCTGGCTATAGAAATGGACAAGTTGGCCGATGAGTTTGGCGTCAGAGACAGGATGATGTCGGTGATGGTTGTGGGTGTTACCACAGTAGATATCTTTGGCGACGCATCAATGCAAGCAGTATACAGCTACAACGCACAAACGAAAGAAGAGCTCGAAGAGCTCACGGACTTTATGAAAGAAACCTACCACCCACCAGAAAAGGAGGATGACGATCTCGACGACCTTCTTAATGGCCTGGGCATATCACTAAATTAAATGCAAGGACTTATCAGGAAGATTATTATTGGACGCGACCCGAAAGACGCCATGGCGTACTATGTGGGTATGCGGGCAGGAAAGGGGCACGTCAGCGCCATAGTTATGGATGAAGAGCACCTGTATAGACACGGATTTAAGAGATACCTTGTATATTTGCAAGAAGAGGATGAGTCGCAGGTTCTCTGGAAGTCTGTAGATAACATGCCCTGTATGATTGAATTTGACTTAAACTTTTAAGATGTCACACAGAAAATACCCTGGCGGAGGACTTATATCCGACCAGTTGCCCGATGCGTACCGCCTAGGCAACGCAAGCAAGAAGTGCTCAAACTGTGAGTTTTTCAATACCGCTCAATCTTATTGCACAAAGTGGTCAGCCATAGTAAAAGGCTCATACCTTTGCAACGCATGGAAGGCTAGAGAGAATATTCCTAGAAGCTCATCGGTTAGACAAACCACAAGCACAAGATCTTATGGAGGAGGATACTAAGAAAAAGCCTGAGGGTCTCGGCGACACCATAGCCGACATCACCAGGATAACCAGAATTAAAAAAATTGTTGACGCATACAATAAGGCCACTAACACAGATTGTGGGTGTGCTAAGCGCCAGCAGAAATTAAATGAAATGTTTCCTTATAAAGACTCCAAAAATGAAGACGTTTGACCTTTTCATAGTTGAATTAGAGAAAACCGTAGACGACACCATTAAGACTGAATCAGGCCTAGAGCTTTACGTAGAGACTAAGTTTGAGAACTCAGAGTTTGATTATAGAATCACTCAGGGTCCTGTGGTGTGTGTGCCCTTTAAGTACGATACTGGCGTTGAGGTAGGGGACACCCTGTACTTCCATCACCTCGTTGTTATGCAGGAGGGTCAGGTGCTTACTGGTGAAGACAACCACTACTTCGTGCAGTACGGAGAAGAGGCTTTGGGCAACCAGGCTATAGCATACAAGAGTAAGAAGACAGGCGAAGTAAAGTGCCTCGGCGGCTGGTGCTTGCTGGATAGCGTAGAGGAGACGGACCTTGAGTCAGATACCATCGAGATTGTTTCTACCCAAGAAGCGCTACCTACAAAGGGTCGCGTTGTTTACACATGCGACGAAGCAGTAGACATGGGACTCAAAAAAGGAGACGTGGTGGGTTTCAAGCAAAACAGAGACTACCGCATCAAGATTGACGACGTAGAGATGTATCGCACCAGAGCTCAAGACCTACTGTATGTCGAAGAAGAAGTTTGACACGGTAAGCGCCGCTAAAAGGCTTATGGCTTCTATGGAGGCGGCGATAGACAATATGATCGACGAGATTAAGAAGCCTGTTGATCCAGAGATCAACGGTAGCGCACGCAAGGCAGAGCTACAGTCTATTAAGCAGACAGCTACGGATTGTAAGGAGCTAATCGTTGAAAGACAGCGATTGGAGCAAATGATTAAAGACCTGCAGACAGATGGAGGAATTGAACAAGCAAAAGACTACAGCGGAGGTTTCGCTGAAAGATTCTCTAAATGATTGGAAAGAAATAGTATGGCAATACAATAAAACAGATTACAAGTTCTGGGAGGATTCCTGGAACGAGCTAGAAGATTGATTTGTTGGTTTTTCGTCAGGCGGCCCTCTACGTATTGTGGGTTTATCAACTGGGACGTAGTTCAGTTGGTTAGAGCGTCTGTCTTATACACAGGAAGTCGTGGGTTCAAGTCCCACCGTCCCAACAATTTGTTATATTTGCTCCATGAGACTCAAACGCGACTACAAGAAGGAGTATGCTCGGTACGGAAAAAAGCTTAAGGCTAAGAGGTACAGGGCTAAGCTCAACGCTATAGGTAGGCGCCTTGGTACTTATGGGAATGGAGATAATATCGACAATGCACATACGGGTCGTTCTGACAAAACCAAACCCCAACATCAATCTAAAAACAGAGCTAAGAAGACTGGACCTAAGCACAGTGTTTGACGGCATGCACTCGTAGCTCAACTGGATAGAGCATCGCCCTTCTAAGGCGAGGGTTCGGGGTTCGAGTCCCTGCGGGTGTACTAAATTTAATTCAATGGCTAGTTACAAATGTCCCTGCGGGGAGACCAAGGAGGCCACAGGCGTCCGCATTAGTTTTGTAGACGGAAAGGCTCAACACGACGTTCTATGTTCTTGTGGCAAACACATGGAGCTTGCTAACCCCAAAAAAGGCGCCCCAAGCTTTAGAAGCAATCGCTGGGGTCAAGTATTCTAATGCAAGACTTTCTAGACTTCATGCAGGAGGTGGCAGGGTTCTACAATGCCTTTGGCACCGAAAACAAGACATATGACTACGACGGCGACGGCGTGGTTACTGTTCTTGATTGGCTAGAGTTTTTGTCTAATCAACCTTGGTTTTGAGTGGGCTAATACAAAATAAAGACTACGATGGGGATATTGTCTCAATTTGCCCCCAGGGTACGCAAGGTGAAATTATCCAACTTGGTGATCTACTCATTGCACTTCCCGCTAAGCCTCCCAAAAAGAAAATTGAGGGACATGAAAGGTCAAAGCTCATGCAGCTGTGGGAAAGGACTCCTATGCCAGAGGAAATGTCTAGGGTTAAGAGTATGGATGAGTGGGCCGAGATGCCCAGAGAGTTCAGAGAAAGGTTTCGTCCGTATGTCGAGGAGGAGTTTAGACGTAGGCGTGAGGGCTTTTGGTTCTATAACAACGGTGTCCCTACGTATATTACGGGTAGGCACTATATGATGCTTCAGTGGACCAAGATGGATATAGGATATCCTGACTATCTTGCGTTCCAACGTGAAATATTTCTACACATGGCTGCGTGCGAAGCTGATCCCCGTTGTATCGGTCAGCTATATACTAAGTGTCGCCGCTCTGGGTATACTAATATCTGTTCCGCTGTTCTCGTTGATGAGGCTTCTCAGGTTAAGGAAAAACTTCTTGGCATACAGTCTAAAACTGGTAAAGACGCTCAGGAAAACATCTTTATGAAGAAGGTGGTGCAGATGTTCCGCAGCTACCCATTCTTCTTCAAACCTATTCAAGACGGAACCACGAACCCTCGTATGGAGCTGGCGTTCCGTGAGCCCAGCAAGAGGATTACAAAAAACAACAAAACATCACACAAGGGCGAGGCTCTGAACACTGTAATTAACTGGAAAAACACAACCAACAATGCGTATGACGGGGAGAAGCTCCACATACTGTATTTAGATGAGGCAGGAAAATGGGAAAAACCTACAGACATAAGGGACGCCTGGAGGATTCAACGGACGTGTTTGATCGTCGGGCGAAAAATCGTAGGAAAAGCACTGGTCGGAAGCACCGTAAATCCAATGGACAAGGGTGGGAGGGAGTACAAGGAGCTGTGGAGAGATTCGAATCCGAGCGAGAGGAACGCCAACGGTAGAACAATATCAGGGCTGTACCGCCTATTCATTCCAGCTCACCAGTCTCTAGAGGGATTCTTTGATAGATACGGAGACGCTGTATCCAACGACCCACCTAAGCCTGTTGACGGGATAGACGGAGAGCCCATAAACATAGGGGCTAAGACTTACCTCAAGAATGAAAGGGACTCCTTGAAGAATGACGCCTCTGAGCTCAATGAGGTTACAAGGCAGTTTCCCTTTACTACAGACGAGGCCTTTCGAGATAGTATTGATGGAAGCCTTTTTAACGTGGGTAAGATATACGAGCAGATACAATACAATGACGATCTGTTCCCGAACCCCGTAGTCATAGGTAACTTTGTGTGGAGGGGTGGGGTGCAGGACTCAGAGGTTGTGTTTTCTCCAGATCCTACGGGAAGGTTTAGGATTGCGTGGATGCCGCCTCCTGAGCTGAGAAACGTCAAGAAAGAGGAGCGTGGAAAGAGAGTTCCGCCACACCAGGTACTAGGCGTTGGAGGTGTTGACTCTTATGACCTTGACGCTACGGTAGACGGAAGGGGGTCTAAGGGTGCGCTGCACCTGTACAATAAGTTTCACATGGAGCACCCATCCAATATGTTTGTTCTTGAGTACGCATCTAGACCACCACTAGCCAAGATATTCTACGAGGATGTTCTTATGGCTGCTGTATTTTATGGGTACCCACTTTTGATAGAGAACAACAAGTATGGTATAGCTAGGTATTTCGAAACAAGGGGGTATGACGGATACCTTATGGACAGACCTTCGCACCTAAGCAGTGGGTCGTCATCAGTAAAGGTCAAGACAAAGGGCATCCCTTCAAACTCACAAGACGTAATACAATCTCACGCTCAGGCCATCGAGGCCTACGTTCACGACCACGTCGGCATAAACAGAGATACAGGCGAGTTTGGATCTATGTATCTTAACCGAACGTTAGAGGATTGGATTGGATTTAAGATTACGGATAGGACAAAGTTTGACCTTACAATATCTTCTGGATTGGCTCTTTTGGCCGCGCAAAAGTCAAAACCCAAAGAGGCATCTAACTTCTCTGAGGCTAAGTTCTTTAGAAGGTATAAGACTATCGGCTGATTTGTTATATTTGCATCAATAATTACCGTAGATGTACAATACCTCAAAGACTAATCAGTCATTTCCTGATCCCCTAGCGCCAGCGGAAAAGAAGGCAGATAAGAGGTACGGATTGATGTACGCCAAGGCCATAGAGTCGCAGTGGCGTGGTGCAGGAGACAAGAACGGTCTCCAAAAGAAGAGAAGAAAGATATTCGAGAGAAACAGAAAGTATGCTATAGGTATACAAGACACCTCTATATACAAGAGGCTTTTGAATAGCCTAGACCCTAACTCGGGTGACGGCAGCTTGATGAATATGGACTACACGCCAGTACCCGTACTGCCTAAGTTCGTGAGAGTCGTAGTAAACAAAATCCTCTCCAAGAACCCCTACCCCAATCTTGAAGCTATAGATCCCTTCTCTTCTTCTGAAAAGAACAACGAGAAGCGTAGAATCAAAAATCAGGTAGAGCTCAGGGAGGAGCTAAAGAAGCTTAAAGAAACTACAGGCGGTCTTGTTCTTGGCGATGATCCCGACAAGTTGCCCGAAACTATGGAGGAGGCAGAAATCTACCTCGATAGCAACATCAAGACAGATGCGGAGATCTCGGCACAGATTGCTACCAACCTCACCCTGTCTTGGAACAACTTCAATGACGGAACGTTTAGGCGCTGTGTCAATGACCTCGTAGCTCTGGGTATGTCTGTGGTAAAGAGGTCCAACGATCCTAACTACGGTATCAAAGTGGAGTATGTAGATCCGTCTAGGTTTGTTCACAGCTACACAGAAGATCCCTCTTTTGATGACATATTGTACGCAGGTCACGTTAAGACCGTAAGTATTGCAGAGCTTAAGAGGCTGGCAGGTGGTGAGCTAGAGGAGGAGGACTTTGAGAAGATCTCTAGAAAGGCCAAGGGCAAGTCCAGTTACACTAGAACCACACAGTACGACGACTTCACAGATAGAACGGCCTACGAGTATGATGAGTACTCACTGGACATTATGGAGTTCGAGTTTAAGTCTGTTGACAAGATGCACTTTGAGGAAAAGGAGAACAGACACGGAAACGTAAATTTCTTCTATCAAGGGTTTGACTACATGGAGAAGCAGAACAGCGTGTTCTCAAGAACGCCTCACTGCATGCCTATCGAGTGCGTTTACAAAGGCATATACATATTGGGCACAGACCATGTCATAGGTTACGGCAAAAGAACCAATGTCCCTAAGAATGTACACGACCTAAGCAAGGCCTCTTTGTCTTACTCTGTTGTCGCTACAAACATCAATCGCTTGATGCCTAAGTCTATGGTAGATAGCTGTGTGGGCTTTGCCGACATGCTTCAGCTGACTCACCTTAAGATACAGCAAGCTATAGCCAAGGCCAAGCCCGACGGCTTGATCATTGATATCGAGGGGCTGGAGAACGTACAGCTCGGCAAGGGTGGGGAGTTGCAACCGCTGGAGTTGCACGATATCTACGAGCAGACTGGTGTCTTCTACTACAGAAGCAAGAACCCAGAGGGAGGCTTCCAAAATCCTCCAGTTCGTGAGATAGGCAACAGCATAAGAAATATCAACGAGCTCATAGGTCTATACAACCACTACCTGAGAATGATCAGGGACACGACAGGCATTAACGAGGCCATGGACTCTAGCTCTCCCAAAGGAGACGCCCTGGTGGGTGTGCGAGAACAAGCAATCGCAGCGGGTAACAACGCTATCTACGACATCACTAATGCCTCTATGATACTCTACAAGAAGGTTTGTAGTGACGTGGTAAAGTGTTTGCAGATCCTGCCTGAGGAGTCCGTCATATTCAAGTCTTATGAGAACGCTATAGGTAAGGAGAATATGGAGGCTCTGTCTTCATTCAAAGACCTGCCCATGTTTAACTTCGGGGTGCAGGTGGTGAAAGAGATGGAGTCTGCAGACAAGCAGTACCTGGAGCAGAGTATACAGGTGGCCTTGAGCCAGAAGGAGATAGACCTTGAGGACGCCCTGTTGGTGCGTAACATAAAGGATGTCAATCAGGCGGAGAGACTCTTGATGGTCAAGAGAAAGAATCGTCAGAAGGAGCAACAGAAGATAGCTCAGCAGAACTCTCAGCAGCAGGCGCAGGTGGCTCAGCAGGCCGCACAAACCGCAGCACAGGCTAAGCAGCAAGAGATACAGATGGAGGCTCAAGTTGAGATGCAGAAGATACAGGCCAAGACTCAGGCGGAGATGGAGCTTGAAAAGCTCAAGCATCAGCACAGAAGAGAGATCGAGATGATTAGAGCTCAGGCTACCCTCGGATTTAGAACCGAAGACCAAGAGTTTAAAGAAAAGCTAGAGGTTATGAAAGACGAAGGCAAGGAGGCTCGCGTAAATCAGCAGGCAGCTTTGACTAGTAAGCTCATGGCTCAGAAAGAAGGGATGGGATCTCCTATGCAGCCTAACGTAGAACCAGACATAACAGATCAATAATGGCAACAGTAAGCACAGACATCGCTCAGACTCTCGATATAACTCATCGTAGAGGAGACACCCTTCTGCTAAATATTAACTTTAAGGATTCCTCTGGAACGGCCTTAAATATAGATGGGTATACTTTTAAGATGGAGATACGTAGGGAAAACACTGACGATGCACTTAATGGGGCCCTTATAAGCACTATCCCAGAAACATCTTCGCCTGCCACTAATGGCATCATTTTGATAAATGTCCCGTATACAGACATGATCGACCTTGTGGGGGGCGAATATGTATATGATATACAGGCTCTAAACACCTCTGGCCTTCAGACATGGGTGACAGGTGAGTTTCTTGTAGAAGAGGACGTTACCGTAGGCGCATAAGTCATGGGTAAGCACTACAGTGTATCTGTAGACCCCTCCGTTAAGTCCTCTGACATATCGGTTGACGTATCTACGAAGTCATCTGACATCACCATTGACCCTTCTGTAAAGTCCGTAGACATAACAGCCGACTCTGCTGTAAAGTCATCGGATATAAGTGTTGACGTTTCTGTGGCGTCTAGCAATGTCACTATTGATTCATCTATTCAGTCGTCAGACATATCTGTTGACTCAGCAGTCAAGTCTGTAGACATAAGCGTTGATTCAGCAATCAAGTCAGCCGATATATCTATAGCTTATCAGTTAAGTCTACTGCCTCTGGTCTTAGATCTTAACGCTGCGAATTACGTTTCTGGGCAAGCCTGGGTAGACGATGTCTTCGGGCTTGTCTTTGATGCGTACAATTCTCCACAAAAAACAGATGATGGATATATAAGACTTGGACTTGATGATGGCTTCCCAGGCGGTGGTGGGGCTCACTTTCGCAGACAGGTAGTCACAGTAGCGGCGGGAGACGAAGGGGATATAGAGAAGTACACAAAAGACGCCTTCATACCTTACGACAGCAGCTTTACTGTAGAATTTGCTTTTAAGTATTCTGCGGGTATTGATCACTTAGTACCTATTGGCGCCGCAGCCAACAAAGACAACTTTAAGTTCTTCGGGTATACAGGCTACTATACTGAGTTCACTGGAGGTGGATTTAATTTTGGAACATCAGCGCCTAGAATAGTGGGGTCTTATCCCGATGGCACCTCAATCGCAGACAAGTTGCGCATTCCGCACGGGCTGTCCTTTGACGTTTATGCAGGTTCTCAGACTGGCAATAGCTTTGGAGGCTCTAAACCCCCACATTCTAACTTGGTGGCGGCTAATTTTAACTCAGGTCAATCTAATGAAGATTTTGACCTTGGTATACCTGACAGCGGCATACAGTTTGCTTACGATGAGATTAAGTGTCAGTTTGTTATGGATGTAGAAAACGGAGTCAGCAAGCTTTTTGTAAACGGAACACTAGAGTCTAGCACCTCTAACGCCAAGGGTGTCGGTTTGTCTGGTTCAAATCAGATATTTAAAATAGGTCAAAACATGCAGGGTGGATGGTCAACCCCTCAGGGCATAGATGTAAGGCGGCTTCGTGTGTACTCTAACGCCCTTAGCAACACACAGATTGGTGAAAATTTGCTAAGCCTCTAATTCATATATTTGCGTTATGCCACGAGTGAAGAAACGCAAAGCCAAGATGCCCAAGATGAAGATGGGTGTCCACAAGAGTCGCTCTGGTGGGCTTACGGCAAAGGGTGTGGCGGCATACAGAAGAGCCAACCCAGGCAGTAAGCTTAAGACAGCTGTAACGGAAAGCAAACCTAAGGGGAAAAGAGCTGGGAGAAGAAAGTCTTTCTGTTCTCGTATGTGTGGTATGAAGAAAAGACTTACTAGTGCCAAGACTGCGAGAGATCCAAAATCACGCATCAACAAGGCGCTGCGCAAATGGAAGTGCCGCTGCTAATGAAAACTGTAAAAGGAAAATCTAAGGGTAACTTCACCGTTACGAATAAGTCGAAAGACATCGACCCGCCATCAGGATTCCACTGGATGGAGGAGGGTGGTAGATATTACCTTATGGAAGGCAGTTACAAACCGCATCCAGGGGCCGTGGCCAAGGCTAAGTTTAAATTGGCAAATCACAAAAAATCATGAAAGTCGTTTCTTATAGGACAGGCGGCAAAGCCAAGAGTAAAAAAGATGCTTGCTACCACAAAGTCAAGGCTGGAGAAAAAGTATTCCCAAGCGCATACGCTAGTGGCAGAATCGCCAAGTGTAGAAAGATGGGGGCAGCTAACTACGGAAAAAGCAAGAGCAAGTAAGTGCCCAAGGTAAGAAAGACAAAAGCAGGTCTAGCGCTTAAGAGGTGGTTCAAAGAAAAGTGGAGAACTCCAAGGGGTAAAAAGGGCTACAGCGGAAAAGATAGAACCTTTCGCCCTACTGTTCGCGTCTCAAAAGACACCCCCTCCACATGGAGTCAATTAAGTAAATCAGAAAGAGCTAGTGCAGCAAAAGAAAAACGAGAAAAGGGAAGAGTGTCTCGTTACAAAAAAAAGCGTAAAAAGGCAATAGACGGGTTGCGTTTGATCAAAAAATAACGGAAGGGAATAATAAGTATATTTGCACTTAAACAGGACTACAAATGGCAACCACGGCAACACTAACACTATCTAGCGACATCACGGGTGATGCTACCAGCATTAGCTCATCTACTACTTTGTACAAGGCTGACTCTAACGTCACGCCTCTTGATCAGTATACTGGGGTTAATACTGTCGTGTATGCTACAGCTCAAACAGCAGAGGCCATTGTCCTAGCTGCGGACTATGCTGATACTAGCGTAGCCCATAAGGTTTACATCAGAAACGCAAACACATCTGGGACAGAGTTTGTTACTATAGAGATTGACTCTAGTGCTAACGAAAACCTTGGTCGCTTGTATCCAGGAGATTGGGCATTTTTCCCATACGACGGCACATTGGATGTCGACATAGATACTAGCGGCGCAAATGTCACGGTCGAGTTTGCTGTTTTGTCTCAATCTGTAGCTTCGTAAAACAAACACAATGGCAACTACCACAGCAATTCTAACTCTGGATCTTCCCGACTTCACGGGAGGCGGTTCATTTTCTGTGTCTACAAACTTTCTGAAGGCTGGCAGCTCTACGGGCCTCACTCAGTTTACAGGTATCTCTAGAGTAGAGAAGGCCTCGGCCACCAACGACATTGCAGTGTTTACTGCCTCTGAGTTTACTAACACTGGCGGCAAGCTTTACTTCAAGAACACATCCACGACTGCTGCCAACACCTACATTCTTATGGAGGTTGGGACCAACGTTATTATCGGTAGGCTGTATCCTGGCGATTGGATGCTTATCCCCGTGGATGGCACAGAGGATATTAAGGCCTCTACCTCCGAGGCTGGCATGAGTTACGAGTTCGGTATATTCCACGAAGGATAATAATTAGATCATGCCCACAACGACAGCAACACTTTCTTTGTCTAGCTCTGACTTGACTAGCGCCTCAACGGCTATTACTGCCACCACAGTGCTGAAAAAGGCTGGGGAGAGATCACTAGGTCTGACAGACACATCGGGCCTCGCTAGAAAAACCACAACGGCCTCTAGCGTTTTTAGATTGTTCTATGCTGATGACTACACGGCGGACAAGGCTCACAAAATTTACCTGAAGAATATGTCTACCATAGCTTCAGAATACTTTACCATCACTATTGATGACGAAGAAATCGGAAGACTGTACGCGGGTGATTTTGCTTTCTTTCCTTGGTCCGCAAAAGACGGAACTAAAGAGGTGTTTACCGCCTCATGCGCTGACACCTGGCAAGTGGCAGACACCTTGACGTTTGACGGTGTTCAGGTGAATGCTGGAGCAAGCGCTTCCGCTACGGCTGCAATTCTACGAGCCACAATCTACCCAAACTGGATAGTAACAGGATCTGGAGATGATGCAATATTTACCGCCAAAAGATCTAGGGCTGATCAAGAGATAGATGTTAGTGAATTTGTTCTTGTGGACGCGGCATCTAGCGACGCTACTTTTACTATAGCAACCACTACAAACGGTCTTGACGACGCAGCCGACATCAAAATTACACCAAGTGTAGCCACGTCAATGACGCTGGAGTACATGCTAATAAACGAATAATGGGAAGTCTAAGAGTTTCTTTGTCTATGATAAGCACCGACGTGCTTAGCTCACCCATATCTCTCGGTGTAGACTCTGTCTTGTCCGTTGACTCTGGAAGCCTCTTGAGGGCCAAGGTGAAGGGCACAGTAGCCGACACTGATGATATGATAGTGTATCTGGCCAACGACAAGGTGGATAGAGCATATCTATACATTAAGAACCTTGCCCCCATATACGAGGACTACATCTACTTGAGAAATGAAACGGAGAGTGATTCCGCTTTGTTCGCTAAGATCCCAGGAGGAGAGTTTGCATTCATACCTCTGGCCGTAGATAAGACTTGCGCAGTATACGCAACTAAAATAGACACGCTGATAGAATACGGTGTGTTTGGAGATGATAACTCAGGTGCTATCTTTGGTGGCTCAGGATCCTAATAAATAAGACATGGCAACATTTGCAAATCAGGGAGTATCAAGCCAAATGGCTTTTGGACAGTTCGGAAGTGCTTTTACAGAAACCAACGCTGGTGTCCTTGTACCGCCTCAGGGTATGGTCATCACGGCTATCCAGTGTCTTGACGCCACCAAGTTTGATATCCTTATTTCAGAGAGACCTGACACTATTGCCAGCGTCCAACACGCTGCACACGCCACGCCTCAAGACACTGTTTCGGCAGCTGTTACAGCTGGGACCTTTGTAGACTTCGGTGCAGCAGCAACGGCTAAGGCTGGCGACGCTATGTACATAGCATCTACTGGTGTCTTTGTAGCCAATGTAAAGGCGGTAGGCTTTGACAGCACAGGTGCTGAGAACGAGAACTTTATAGAGCTAGATCGTCGTACAGACGTAGGAAACGTAGCGCACCTGTTCGCTGGGTCTGAAGGGGCGGGAGGTCAACAAATTACTTCTGATAACGTGTTTCCTGCGGGACTCACTATATACGGTAGATGGACAGCCATGAGCTTGTCAGAGGATCAAACTTCTGGCGGAGCGATCTGCTACTTTGGTCCTACGGATAGCAAGAAATAATTCACTTAACTTAATATAATGGAAGAGCAAAATGACGCAGTCGGCGGTTTCGAGGTATTCGATTCTGCCGAAGCCATGATGGAGTCTAATGACCCACAGGCAGAACAACAAGTAGAACAGCAGGCTGATCAAGTCGATCAGTCGCAGTCGGAGCAGCCTCAGGTTGAATCTGCACCTAGTGCAGAACCTCAGGCTCAGCCGTCTGAACAGGGGACTATGTCCTCTCAGAATGAGCAAACGCTCGGTGACGAAGATCTAGATGCTATGACACTGAAATACCTTAGCGAGAAGCTGGGTACTCAGTTCGAGTCATTTGATCAAATCACTGCGCAACAGCAGACATCCGCGCTCGATGAGCGGGTTGAGGCTATTTCTCGGTTTGTACAGGAGACAGGGCGTTCTCCTCAAGACTGGTTCGCTTACCAGTCGTTGAATCCACAAGAGATGGATGATACGACGGCAGTGCGAGTCAAGCTGGCTACCGAGCACCCCAACCTTAGTTCAGGTGAAGTGGACCTGCTAATGAAGAGCAAGTATAATGTTGACGACGCCCTCGCTTCAGAGGAAGAAGTCAATGTAGCTAAGCTCCAATTAAAGATCGACGCCGAAGGAGCGCGTCAGGCTATTGACGGCATCCGCCAACAATACTTGGCTCCTACTTCGAACGAAGATCCTGTGCTTGAGTCTTTCATTGACGACCAGTGGATTGACACCATGTCGAAAGAAGTAGATGCCTTGCAAGGTCTAGAGTTTGACGTTGCAGACGGAAAAACATTTACTTTCTCGCTTGATGACAATTACAGGGGTCAGCTGAAGGACAAACAAGCCAACCTAGATTCCTTCTTCGATCGTTTTGTTCAAGACGATGGGAATTGGGATTTCGACGGTTTGTCTTCTATGTTCGCTGTCCGAGACAACATCGACAAGATTGTGTCTTCCGCTTATCGCCAAGGCATGAGCGACGGTCAACGTAACGTAGTATCGCAAGCCGCCAACATTTCTACTGAATCACCACAGGCTACTGGAACGGAGCAAAACAATCCGCTTTCAGACCAGGTGAGACAGCTTATGCGAGGGTCCAATGGACTCACTTTTAAAATCTAAAAACTAGAAAAAATGGCTGATATTAAAGCAAGTCAACCAGCACTCGATAACTCCCTGAGTGTTGGAAGCAAGACTGTAGCAAACACTCTCTTGCAGAGAGGGTTTAAACTTACCCCAGACTCCTACACCACTGTAGACGAACTCATCAAAGCTACACGTGAAGACGTGATGCCCGAGTTGGTCCAGGTATACGGTGACCAAGGTTTGACAGGGTTTTTGAAGCTCACTGGAGCTGTAAACAGCGGTGGCTCTTCTGATCAGATCGACTGGTGGGAAGCAGGTCGTCGTCACAGAGCATACGCTGGAATCGACACATCTGGCACAGGTGCTTCTATTACTATCTCTGACGCAACATTCATCGCTAACGTTCAGAAGAACGATGTGGTAATGGACGCAGAGACTGGAACTAGATTCATCGTTCAGGCTGGTGGTGCAACCACATCTACTTCATCTCCTTCCAACGCTGTGTTGGTGAAGATGGATAACAGCCTTGTGGCAACAGGAGACGGAACTTCTTCCTCTACCTTGGTTGTTATCGGTAACATCTACGGACAGGGAACAAACCAGCCTACTGGTTTCACCGATCCAGGGATCGTCCGTTACACCAACCCATACATGATCGTCAAGGATCGTTACGAGGTGAATGGCTCACAAGCCACTAACGTCGGATACGTCAACTTGGGCGGTGGTGACTACCGTTGGTTCATGTACGGCGAGAAAGAAGCTCGTGCTCGTTTTGAGGACAAGCGTGAATTGATGATGCTCTTCGGTGAGAAGAGAGGCGGCACCGCTGGAACTGCCTTGGACAACGCTTTGGCTGGATCTGAAGGTTACTTCTCTGCTATCGAGAACAGAGGTATTGTTGTTCAGAATGCTGCTTCCAACCCAATGGATAGCTTCTCTGAGTTTGACGACATCATCTTGGAACTCGACAAGCAAGGCGCTCCTTCTGAGTACGCTATGTACGTGAACAGAAAGCAGGACTTGGCTATCGACGATATGTTGGCAGCAGGTTTGTCTACTTCTGTTACTGCAGGCTTGCCAGGTCAGTTTGGTTCTTTCCAGAACAACTCAGACATGGCTGTGCAGCTCGGATTTAAGAGCTTTACTCGCGGTGGCTACACCTTCCACAAGCACGACTGGAGATTGTTGAACGATCCAACTATGTTGGGTGCTGCAGACAACAACTTCATTCAGGGTGCTATGGTGCCTTTGAGAACTGTGAACGACGCCCGTAGCGGTGCTTCTGTTCCTGCGCTCTCTATGCACTACAAGGAAGCAAACGGCTACTCTCGTGAAATGGAGCACTGGGTATCTGGTGGCGGAGTCTTGGGTCACACCAACAACGGTGACCTCGGTACCGACCAAGCAGTATTCCACTACCGCTCTGAAGTTGCTCTTTGCGTTCGCGCTGCAAACCAGCACGTAATGATCAAGGGGTAATAGTATTATTCACTAACTATTAAAACCTAA